TGCCGCTTCCTGATTCATAATTGGGTGTGCAGAGCACCGTAGTTACAGCGTCTGCGTTGGAAGCGTGTCAGGAAGCGACTGCCTGAACAGGTGTCGCTTCGCCGCTTCGCTTTTGAATGATAACCGGGGGTTTGCCTGTAGGTGCAAGGTGAAACGACAGATTTTCTATCCTCCGGTCAGTTCAATTCAAGAATTGGAAAAATATCCTGTTGAGGGGTCACCCTTATACCTCAGCGATGGGTTGTGGTGAGTTGATTGATGACGCAGAACTCCGGTTTGTCTTGGTGGTGATGAGAGATGCTGGATTGTTGGACGATGCCCAAGGCTTCTATGGCCAGTTGTTTCCATAGGAGAATTGCTATTGATGATTGAATAAAAGTTTTTCCATGGAGAAATGGCGAGATGCCCAGTCCAAAGAATGGCCCACTACAGACAGCCAAGATGAGGCGTGAAAAGGCCGCAGAAGAGAAGGCTGGCCGCCGTGATCGCTTTGAAGCAGAAAAGCAGACACTGCTTGAGCGCAAAGCTGCGTTGATTGAGAAGATGGCCACTGCTGCTGACAAAGTGAAGATCAAGAGGACCATTGAGCGCCTGGAGATGCGACAGGTGACTGTGGCCAATCATCTTGGTGAAGATCGTCCAGAGATGATGTTCTATAAATTGACTGGTCGTGGAGAAGCCAAGCCTGGCTCTGGCCGACCCATTGGCGTGCCCAATCGCGTCACAGCCAACTTCCGCGATGAATACCTCCGGTCAGGCAAGAAAACCCCCATTGAGTTCCTGCTTGATGTGATGAATGAGGAGCCAAGAGAGAGAAGGATGGTCCCTGACCCTGAAAATGGGTATGAGAAGGCTGAGCACATGTCCTCCTATGAGGAATTTGTCTGGCGCCATCGTGATCGAAGGATTGCCGCAGCCATTCAGGTTGCGCCCTATATCCATCCCAAGCTTTCTTCTGTTGAGGTCGGTGGCCACATCGGAGTCAGCCATGAGGATGCGTTGTCTGAATTGGAATGAGCAATCGCAAGGTAGTGCTTGCTTTGGGAGTATTGGCTGGGATAGTCATTCTCTGGACAGTAGTGAAGGCAGTTCAGTGGCTGAACAAACAAACATGGTTCCCAACCATCTAACCCAAGGAGGCAAGTCATGACCTTAACCATCCCGAATGTGGGCGAAGCCAACATGATGGACAATGCTCTCAAGGCTGCTGCGCCTGAGGCGTTGCTCTTGAAGCTCTACACCAACAACTATGATGCGGTCAACAGCAGTGCCTCAGGCAACTTCACTGAATGTGCCGTTGCTGGCTATGCGGCCAAGACTCTGACGCGTGCTGGGTGGAATGCTGCTGTGGGTGGCTCTCCCACGAGCAGCACCTATGGCACTGCCCAGGTCTTCAACTTCACCGGTGCTGGGAATGTGGTTGGCTACTATCTGGTGGGTGCGACCTCCGGTTTGATCTACTGGGCTGAGCGGCTGTATGCTGCTGCTGGTCAGGCCTTCGCCAATGGCGACAGCCTCAGCGTGACGCCCAAGATCACCTATGCCTCTGTCCAGGCTGATTGATTCTCTGAATGGGGTGCCCTGTGAAAGAGAATCCTGAACACTGCCGCAGAGCCACTGACTGCGAACAGGCGCCCATCATTGCTAGACACGAGCGTGCCTTGACTCGATATGCGATGTCGAGGCATGCCATTGCTGAGTATCTCGTCATCAGCGCTGCGATCTGTATCTTGATTGCTGAGTGGGCTCAGTGGAAGGCCATGGACAAGATCGTCAAGTCTGCTGCTCGCATTGAGTTGCTGGTGTCCAATCAAACTCTGATTATGGCCAATCAAGGAAGATCAGCAGCCAATCAGGAAGTCATCATCCGCAACCAACTGGACTTCAAAAAGAAGGCAGGCATCCAGTGACGGCTGAGATCACCAATCCCGCAGCTGCGGGGCTGATTGCTGGTCTTGTGCTTTGGCTTGCCCAGATGATCTGGAACAAAGTCATGGGTGGATCAAACGAACAGACTCTGCCCTCACAGTTGACTCAGATCAATGCCCAGCTGACCGACATCAATGCCAAACTTGGTTTGGCCATCAATGACTACCACCACCTCAAGGAACAGTTTGAGGAACTTAAGCAAGACTTCTGGGACCACATCAAGAATCACCACAACTGAGGTAGAACATGAAAATTGGAGATACTGTTCGCACCTTGCCTCCATTTGATGGGGCATTTCCTGACACCTACATCATCAGGGACATTCAGGGCACCACTGCTTTTCTGGATGGGATTCCTGAAGGCTTTGCTGATGCGTTTGACTTTGACCATCTGGTGCTCGCATGACTGACTTCTTGACTGAGGCTGATGTCATTGCTGGCCTGTCTGGCTGCGTTGCTGCTGGGTTCTCCCAGGATTTGGCCAAGGCTTCCACCACTACTGTCTCTGGCTTTGACTACAGCAACTGGCTAGGGGCAGGCAACCCTGCTGCTGGTGTTGCTCCTACCACGTGGGTGAATCCTACCAGCCAGACTCTTGGCGCCATGAACCCAAGGATGGTCAGCCCTGCTGCGGGCAAGACCTGCCGTATTTTGTTTGCTGCCTTGCGGCCATCTGTTGCCAATCAGCCATACATCATTCGTGATCGAGTTGGCCATATGGCTGGACTAAATGGCACAAGTATTGCTGCTCAGACTGTGGGAACTCCAGCCACCATGTTGACTACTCCTGCCGCTGACTTGCGTTGTGAGGCTGGAGGTGGCGATCTTGATTGGTGGCTTGAGTGGTATGTTGCTACTGGTGCTACCGCCGTCAATGCCACGTGTGCTGTTACCTACAGCGACAACTCCACAGGGAATGTTGTGGTGGCTCTGCCTGCCTCTGTCCCTGCTGGGCGCAGGTATCGCATCCCTCCCAGCTCAGGCAATCTGAGCATCAAGGGCATCAGCACCGTCACCCTTTCTGCCTCAACCCTTACTGCTGGCAATTTTGGTGTGACTGCTACTGAGCGTAAATTCCAGTTCTCTGTTCCTACCGCAAACACTGAGTGGATGGCTGACTGGGCACTTCTTGCGATGCCTGATATTGGTAGCAATGCGTGCCTTGAGATGAGTTGCTTTGCTACTGGTGCTGCTATGGGCACTCTGACTGGCAACTTCCGTGCTGGTGTGAAGTAGGAGACAGGCATGGCTGATCTCCTGTGGAGGCTGAGAGGAAATAGGCTCAATGCCTCTGGCTCAACTGGGGTTGTAGGTGAAATTGCTACAGCATCCATCTTTGGTGATGGACCAACCGTCCTAAATGACAGCTTCACAGGATCTGGTGGCGCAGTAGGCAGCGGCATCGCAGATGAGAACATTGCCTTTGTTGAGATGCCTGATGGCGGCGCACAATCCTCAGGTGCTGCTGACTTTGTCTACACTCCTGCGCAGGTAGCAATCAATGATGTCTTCACAGGAGCAGGTGGTGCGCAAGGAAGTGGAATAGCAAGCAATGGGAAGTCTCTGATCTGGACAGCATTGGGTGGCGGCATTTGCTCCGGTGTCGCTGCTGCGGTCATGGCGCTTTCTTGCATCCCAACTGGAGGCGCACTGTTGGGGGGCAGTGCACCCTTTTCACTCGCCATGGTGGAGGCTCCACTTGGTGGGGCAGTTGGGTCTGGAAGTGGAACATTCTCTCTGGCCTTTGTCGAAGTGCCCACTGGTGGTGCTGCTGGCTCAGGAACTGCTGATTACTCAGCAACTGCTGCTCGCAACGATTCCTTCACAGGCCTTGGTGGGGCAGTAGGCAGCGGTGCGGCCGCAGCTGGTGGCTCGATCATCAGAGTGCCTGCTGGTGGCGCCCAGACTTCTGGCGCTGCGACATTTGTTACCAATCTAACCAGCACTGGCCTGGGCGGGGCAGTTGGTGGAGGCTCAGGAACCTTCTCTCTTGCCTTTGTTGAAGTGCCATCAGGTGGCGCTGTTGGCTCAGGTGCTGCCGATATCAGTCAGACTGCTGCTCGCAACGATGTTGTGGTTGGTGCTGGTGGTGCCCAGTCTTCTGGCGCTGCTGCCTATGCCCTGGCCTTTGTCGAAGTGCCTGCTGGCGGGGCGCAGGGATCTGGTTTTGCCCTGCCAACGATTGCTCTGACGACAAATCCTGCTGGCGGTGCGCTGTCTACTGGTGCTGCTACCTACACAGAGGCATTATCAAGCAACCCTGCTGGCGGGGCAATCGGTGGTGGCTCTGCTACGATCAGCGCACTATTCAAGATCAATGATTCATTCACAGGCAGTGGTGGGGCGCAAGCTGCTGGGACAGCGCAGTCATCCATCTACCTGGTGGCGCAGACCTCCGGTTCATCCATTGGCTCTGGCGCAGCCATCACTTCCTCCAGCATCGCCGCAAATACGATTACAGGCGCTGGTGGGGCAGCTGGATCAGGTGCTGCAGACTTCTGCAAACAACTCGCTGCATCGCCGCAAGCTGGAGGGTCAGGCTCGGGCGCAGCCGCATATTTTGCACAACGAATTTGCAGTCCAGAAGGTGGAGCAATTGGTGGCGGGAACTCCACCACAACCATTGCTCTGATCAGCAATCCATCTGGTGGGGCCCAAGGCAGCGGCATAGCAGGCAGTGATTGGACAAGCCAGACACTGCCGCCTGTAGATAGAATCATTGAAGTGCTAGGTGAGATGCGTAGCACTGAGGTTGCTGAGTTGAGAGAGTGGACTGTGGAAGCAGATGCTACTTATCTGACCCAGGCAGCTGAGGTGAGGGTTGTAGAAGTTGTCGCTGAACTACGCATCTTGGGTGGGGGTTGATATGGCCACTGGCTTCGTGAAGGATTCCAGCAGCACTCTGTATTGGATCAATAAAGGCCCTGGTGAGGATCTCAACTATGGGATCAATTGGTCAAAGCCAACAGACAACTGGTTGGGTGACGGCAATACCATTACCCAGAGCACGTGGGTGGTCTCTCCTACTGGAGTCTCTCCTGCTCTTCAGCAGCATGGCCCTACCACCAATGCTGGGTATGCCATTGTCTGGCTAAAGGATGGAGTTGTTGGCCAGAAATACATCGTGACGAACAACATCGTGACCAGTGATGGGCGCAAGGGATCACGCAGCTTTGAAGTTCGCATCATCAATCGGTGAGGTAGATGAGTCAAACAAGCAACATTGACCCAACAGAACGCAAGATCAGACAGCGCCTGAAGGATGACTTCTCCCACTACTCTGGGAGATGTTTGCGTATCAAGACCAAGACTGGTGCTGTCGATGAGGATGGCCGCCTGACTCGTTTTGTTATGAATGAGCCTCAACGATACATCCACAAGCGCATTGAGGATCAACTCAAGGCAAAGGGCAGAGTCAGGGTCATCATCCTCAAGGGCAGGCAGCAAGGGTGTTCGACCTACACTGAGGGAAGGTTTTATTGGAAGGTGTCTCACCGGAAAGGTGTGAATGCCTACATTCTCACTCATCAGGATGACGCAACTACCAATTTGTTTAATATGGTGAAGACCTATCATGATAATTGCCCTCAACTCGTCAAGCCGCAGACTGGTGCTGCGAACGCAAAAGAGCTTTCTTTTGTCAAGCTGGAGTCTGGATACAAAGTCAGCACCGCAGGAAGCAAGGGTGCTGGTCGTTCTGCAACTATTCAGTATTTTCATGGTTCTGAAGTTGCCTACTGGCCAAATGCGGAATCGCATGTTGCTGGAGCTTTGCAGGCCGTGCCTGATGCCGATGGAACCGAAGTGGTTCTTGAGTCAACTTCTGCTGGGCCTGATGGATTGTTCTATGAACTCTCACTCGCTGCCCAGAAAGGTGAGGGTGACTTTGAACTCATATTTGTTCCGTGGTGGTGGTCTTCGGAATACCGCAAGACCTTGCCTCCTAAGTTTGCCCTGACTGATGAGGAGCTTGAATACAAGACAGAGCACAATCTTGAAGATGAGCAGATGTTCTGGCGCAGGCAGAAGATTGTTGAGCTGCGAGGCATCCACCACTTCAGGCGTGAGTATCCTGCGACAGTGGAGGAAGCATTCAAGGCAAGCGCCACTGGCGCCCTGTGGACGCAGGAACTCATCGACACCTTCCGCCTGGACAAGTTGCCTGAGATAAAAGATCGCAAGGGCATCATGCAGCCAATCACGCTGCGCAGGATTGTTGTTGCTGTAGATCCATCTGGTGGCGATGGACCTCAGAATGATGAGGTTGGTATCCTTGTCGCAGGCATTGACAGTGCGGAGCACATCTACATTCTCGCAGACAGGTCTGGAAAGTTCAGCCCAGATGAGTGGGGCGGCAGATCGGTGACTGCCTATCATTCCTTCCAGGCAGATCGAATTGTTGCTGAACAGAATTTTGGCGGCGACATGGTGAAGACCATCGTGCTGTCCAAGGACAAGCGTGTTTCCTACAAGCACGTGACTGCCTCCAGAGGCAAGCAGCAGCGCGCAGAGCCTGTGAAGGCTTTGTATGAGCGTGGGATGGTTCATCACGTGGGCAGGTTCTCCAAGTTGGAGGATGAGCAGACAACTTGGGATCCAGAGAAGTCAAACAACAGCCCCAATCGGCTGGATGCTTTGGTGTGGGCTTGCACTGAGCTGGGGCTGAATGGCGCAAGTGAGATGGATATAGACTCTTTCTGAGGTGAGGCATGGCCGAAACAAATGATGTCAGCAACAAGTCTGGTGCCTATCTCAAGATGGCGCCAATGTGGTCGATGATCAACACGCTTCTTGGCGGGACAGGCGCCATGCGCGCTGCGGGCAAGGTATACCTGCCTCAGTATCCTGGTGAGAATGACGACAACTACAAAGCCAGGCTGGCCAGGGCAGTTCTCTACAATGCCTACTTTGAAACTTCCAAGAAGATGACCAACAAGCCATTCAGCAAGCCATTGACCATCAATGGGGTCCATGCCTCAATCAAAGAGTTCATGGATGATGTCGATCTTCAAGGGCACGACCTCCACAAGTTTGCGCGAGAAGTATTTGGTGATGGCCTCAACCATGGCTACACCGCCATCCTCCTGGATTTTCCGGTTGTTGATCAAGCGCAGGTCCAGACCAAGGCAGATGAGGATGCCCTCAAGATCCGACCCTACATGGTTCACGTGAAGGCAGAGAACATCATCGCAGCCTACACTGATGTGGTCAATGGTCGTGAGATCCTCACCCACGTGCGAATTGCTGAGTGCGAGGTCAAGAGGGTTGGATTTGAAGAAGTGATGACGGAACGCATCCGTGTCCTTGAGCCTGGAACTGTGACCATTTGGGAGAAAGTCAAGGACAAGTGGCAGAAGGGCAGCACCGTCAGCACCAGGCTAAAATACATCCCCATGGTTTTCTACTACACCAACAGGGAAGGTTGTTGCCTGGCCAATCCTCCACTTCTGGATCTTGCCTACAAGAATGTTGAGCATTGGCAGAGTAGCAGCGACCAGCGCAACTGTATGACTGTTGCTCGATTCCCAATCCTGGCTGCCTCTGGCGTGACGCTGGAGGAAGGCAAGAAGGTGATTGGGCCCCGCAGCCTCTTGCGCTGCTCTGATGCGACTGGCAAATTCTATTATGTGGAGCACTCTGGGGCTGCGCTTAATGTAGGCAAGGAAGATCTGGACACGCTAAAGGAAGAAATGTCCATGATGGGCATCCAACTCATCAGAAAGCCTCAGGCAACCGGAAAAGAGACTGCGACCAAAACGCAGCACGATGCGGAAGCCCAGCACAGCGATCTGGAGGCAATGGTCATTGACCTGGAAGACACGCTTGAGGAAGCTCTTGAGATCATGGTTGACTGGGCAACGCCCAGCGGCAGCGGGACCAAGGGTGATCTAGAAGTTGAGGCTGGTGAGATTGAAATTTTCAAAGACTTCTCTATCAGCGCTCGTGAGGGTGCTGACCTTGACTTCCTCTTCAAGATGCGCACTGCTCGTGAAATCAGCCACGAGGCATTCATTGCTGAGGTGAAGCGCAGGAGTGTCTTGAGTGACAGCTTCGATATGGAAGCTGATCAGGAAATCCTGGATACTGAGAAGCCCGCAATGCCTACTCCTGCCCCTAGCAAGGGTGTGCCCGGCACTCCTGCAGCCCCAGGGCAAGATGGGAAGGTTGCTCCTGTAGTCCCGCCTGAGAAGGCTGCTCCGAAGGTTCCTGCAAAGCCCAAGGCTGGAGAATAGGATGGGTGGTTTTCAGAAAACCCAAGCCAGAGATGCCCACGGGCATTGGATGGGCAGCAAGGGTGCTCTGTTACAGGCCGCACGCAAGGCTATGGCTGCTCAGAAGGCAGCAAGGCAAGCAGTCAAGCTCTCAATTGCTCACGCAGCTGCTCTGGAAGGATACACAAAGTATGCTGCAGGCATAAACAGCAAGCTCTGGCACAGCAAGCTCTGGCACAGCAAGACTGATGCTGCGCACACAGAGCAGGTCAAGACCATCAATGCGATGCTTGATAAAATGCCCACACACAATGGGACTGTCTTTCGCAACATGGATCTGACTACTGCCAAGAAGCAAGACAGATACAAGGTTGGGGCAATCATCACAGAGAAAGGCTTCACCAGCGCCACCACCAAGAGAGACACTGGCTTTGCTGGGAACACCTTCTTTCGCATCCACAGTCAGACAGGAAAGCAAGTTTGGGATCATTCTCGTCACCCGAAGGAAAGGGAAGTGCTGTTCAAGAGTGGGACAAAGTTCAAGGTGCTTGCTGTTGAGCACATCCCGCATAAAGAGACAACAATCATCCACATGATTGAAGTGGCTCACAAGAAGAAGTAGAATTTGCCAGGAGGTAGAAGTGGCACCCAAGATTCCAATGAGGCAGGTTGCTGAGATGACGCAGGAGGAAGAAGACATTCTTGCGCAGATGGAAGAGGATCATGATGATGCTCAGGAAATTGAGTTGACTGATGAGCTTCGTCAACGCATGCAATCTGAGGTGCCGCCAAGCTCCTGCTTCAACAGCCTTGGAGAAATCAATTGACTGCGAATGACGAACTCATGAACCTGACCATCTCTCACTCCATTGGGGTTGAGAGATACAAGGCTCAAATTGTTCGCAAGATTGACGACCTTCTGGGTGCCACACATTCAGATCTTGAGGATGTCCTGGCCAAGAGGTTGAAGAAGATCATGTCTGAGGGTGGGTTCGATGGTGGTCCAAAAACCACTGCTCGTATCCAAGACATGCTTGATGAGATTGAGAAGGTTCGCAGCGGCAGCTATGGGAAGATCAGAGCCATGCTGTGGGAGGATCTGCCAAAGCTTGCCTCCTATGAATCTGAATGGCAAAGAACTGCTCTGCTCCAGGCAATCCCTGTTGAGATTGATATGGCCATGCCCACAGCAGAGCTTCTCAATGCGGCTGTGTTCTCGCAACCCTTCAATGGTGCCATTCTTGAAGACTGGGTTGACGGAATGGCGCCAGCAGATATGGACAGGATCAAGCGCACCGTTCAGATGGGCATCGTTGAAGGAAAAACTGTCAACCAGATGACTTCCTCTGTCCTCGGTGATGCGGAAGAGGCTGGCTGCCTGGAGGCTTCACGAGCAGGGGCAGAGGCAGTGGTGAGAACTGCCATCAATCACACCGTCAATGCTGCGCGTGAGGAAGTCTGGGCACAGAACAAGGACATCATTTCTGGGTTGCGATGGATGTCTGTTTTAGATGGACGCACCACTACGCTTTGCGCGTCCAGGGATGGAAACATCTACCCAGTCTCTGATGGTCCAAGGCCACCTGCCCATTGGAACTGCCGCTCCACAATGCTTCCGGTTATCAAAGGGATGGCCCTGGTCACTGAGCGTCCATCAGTCCAAGACACAAGAAGGCCAGCTGAGATGAGCAAGGCTTTCAGAGCAGAAGCTCGTGCAAAGGCAGGTAGTGCATGGGCTGATATGACTCCTGCTGAAAGAAATGCTGCTGCGAAAGCAATCAAACAAGATTGGGTTTCCACCAAGATTGGTCACGAGCCAGCCAAGATCACTTATGAGGAATGGCTTCGCAAACAGCCAGTGACTTTTCAGCAAGAGATTCTTGGTGTGAGCAAGAGTAAACTTTTCAGAGACGGCAAGTTGCCGCTTGGACGATTCATTGATAATTCGGGACATGAATATACATTAGATCAATTGCGTGAGCGTGAAGCTCTCGCATTCAAGAAAGCAAAGTTGTAACCGGAGGGTCCAGGTGGCCTTCCTTTCGTGCTGAGACAGCACAGGAGAATGAAATGCCTTTTGAATTTCCGACCCACGTGGACAACCTTGAGACTGTGCCCAAGGAATTTCAGGGCCTGTATGCTGCTGCTGAAGATGGCAGTGGTTTCAGCCACCACCCTGACTTCCAGGGCCACATCCACGGTCTGACTACTGCTCTCGACAAAGAGCGCAAGGGCAGCAAGACTGCGAAGGAACAGCTGAAGGCCTGGCAGGAGCTTGGCCTTGGCGGAACTCCTGCAGAAGCCAAGGCTGCGATTGATTCTGCTGCTGAGGATGGCCCTGAGAAGGGTGAGTCCCAGAAGCAGTTTGAAGATCGTCTGGCCAAGATGAAGGTTGACATGGAGGCTGCGTTCGGGACCAAGCTATCCAGCAAGGATGGCGAGATCACCCAGATGCGCGGAAGTCTGGAGAAGCACCTGATCACTGCCGAGGCTACCAGCGCGATTGCTGCCCTGGAAGGTGAAGCTGTCCTGCTGATGCCTCATGTGCGGGATAAGGTCAAGGTGTTCAATGAGGACGGCAACTATGTCGCCCGTGTCGTTGACAAGGATGGTGATCCTCGTGGCGATGGCAAGGGTGGCTTCATGACCATTGCTGGTCTGGTTGCTGAGATGAAGAAAGATCCTGTTTTCGCTCGTGCCTTCAAAGCATCGGGCAATAGTGGGGGTGGGACACCTCCAAGTGGTCAGGGCAAGATGCCTCCTGGCCAGGAGAAGTTGAGCTCCACTGAGAAGATTGCCCGTGGCCTTGCCGCACGCACTTAACCAGCCATTTCCATTAGGAGGAACCCATGGCTTCCGTCACTCTTGTTGAATCCGCCAAGCTCTGCCAGGATGATCTCATCCAGGGCGTCATCGAGAATGTGGTCACTGTTGACCGCTTCTTTGAGATGCTGCCTTTTGACGGCATCGAAGGCAACTCCCTGGCCTACAACCGTGAGCTGGCCCTGGGCGACATCCAGGTTGCTGGTGTCGGTGACACGATCACCGCCAAGGCTGCTGCTACCTTCACTCAGGTCAACTCTGGCCTCACCAAGATCATCGGTGATGCTGAAGTTGACGGCCTGATCGAAGCCACCCGCAGCAACATCAACGATCAGAAGGCCATCCAGATTGCCTCCAAGGCCAAGTCTGCTGGTCGGAAGTTCCGTGACATGCTGCTCAACGGCACTGGCGCCGCCAACCAGTTCTCTGGCCTTCTTGGCCTGTGCTCTGCTGGCCAGACCATCATCCAGGACACTGCCACAGTCACGACCAATGGTGGTGCTCTTTCCTTCGCCAAGCTTGATGAGCTGATTGACCTGGTGGTGGACAAGGATGGCCAGGTTGACTACATCGTCATGGCTGCCCGCACGATCCGCAGCTACAACGCACTGCTGCGCTCTGTCGGTGGCGCGACCATCGATGAGGTCATCACCCTGCCCTCTGGCGCCAAGCTTCCTGCCTACCGCGGCATCCCCATCTTCCGCAATGACTGGATGCCCGTCAATCAGACGCAGGGATCGCTGTCCACCGGCACCTCGGTGCTGGCCGGCACCTTCGATGACGGCAGCCGCAAGTATGGCATCAGCGGCCTGACTGCCAGCAAGATGGCTGGCATCCAGGTCCAGGAAGTTGGCGTTGCTGAGACCAAGGATGAGACGATCACCCGCGTCAAGTGGTATTGCGGCCTGGCTCTCTACAACCTCAATGGTCTGGCCATGCTTAAGGGCGTGTCCAACTAATTCAACAACCAACTGAGGCAACCCATCTGGATGATGGGTTGCCTCTTTTCAAAAGAATGGAGTTCACTACCATGGCCAAGATTACCTTCGTGCTTGTTGGACCTCGTGCTGGGAAGGATTTTTACATCCCCAGTGCTGATGTTCAGTTCACGGGTGGCACCTATGATCATCCGACCAGCGGTCCTGCTGATCCTTCTGTGGCCACCCTGATCAACATCCTGGGCAATCTCTACAATGCCCACCCGCAGGGCAGCGATGAGCTTGCTGCTGCCGAGGATGCCTGGGAAGCCCAGCAGGGTGCTCCTGAGCCTGAGAACCTTGAGGACATGTCCAACAAGGATCTGATTGCCTATGCTCTGGAACACTTCCAGGCCACGGTCAAGGGCAACAAGACTGAACTGCTCAACCAGATTGGGCACCTCCAGAAGCTTGCTGACGAAAAGGTCTGAGGTGATTCATGACGCTGAAAGCTGATGTTGGTGCGACTGACTCAAATGCCTACTGCTCTCTTGTAGAGGCAAATGACTATCACAGCACCCGTGGCTTCAATAGCGCATGGACGAATGAGACTGACGATGGCAAGAAAGAGATGAGCATCATTTGGGCCACGCGCCTGATTGATGCTCATTTCATGCAGCAGTTCATTGGCCGCAGGGCCAGTTGGACTCAGGCTCTGTGCTGGCCTCGCTGGTATAGTGGTGATCTGAATTCTTCTCTGTTCATTGACGGCATGCCCATCAATGGCCAGATCATCCCAAAACCTCTGAAGGATGCTGTTGCTGAATTTGCCTTCTTCCTTCTCTCTGAAGATTGGTCTGCTGGTCAAGGTTCGATGGTCGATGAGGGAATGGTCCTCGGCAACCTCCATCTGACCAAAGAGCATCACAACCCAATCCCTTCCTCTGTGCGTGTTCTTCTGTCCTCAATCATTACTGGCTCTGAAATCGAATTGGTGCGAGGATGAGTGCTCGATCTGCTAGGGTCAAAGCCAAGGTGCTTGCTGTTCTGAAAAAGAATGGTGTGCTGCTCACAGGTGAGCGAGCAGGCATTGCGGAATATGACCCTAGCACCCTTGAGAGTAAAGCAGCAGATGTATCCTATCAGGTGTGGGGACTCCCTGGTGCTCCTGCTTATCGGCCAACTTCCTTTGATGGCTCTGGTGGAGTCATCAAGATTGGCCAGAAGCTGATGCTTGCCTCTGATGTTGAGGTGCGAGTTGGTGACCGCATCGGACTCATCAATGGGGTGATGACGGTGATCATCGGCCTTGAGCCTCAGTGGCTGGATGATGAGATTGTGAAGTATGATGTCCTGGTGACGCAGTGAGCGGTGAAGATTTTGTCGCATCCCTCTTGGCCTTCACTACAAAGACCAAGACTCAGATGGATGTGATGGTTCGCAAGATCACCTTTGGTGTCTACTACAACATATGCCTGGGCTCTCCGGTTGACACTGGAAGGTTCTTGGGCAATTGGCAGATCGGTTTAGGCATCATCCCTCTGGGTGAGCTTGATGTCTCCAATACCAATCGCGCACTTCAGGCAGCACTTGGGCACTCGATTCTGGAGAAGGCAAAGGCTGGTGGGATCATCTACATTGCCAACAATCTCCCATATGCCCTTGCTCTTGAATATGGCCACAGCCAGCAAGCTCCAAGTGGCATGGTTAGAATCACGCTCGCAAACATCAATCAGATCGTTGCTGGAGCAAACTCATGACTGGAGTTTTTGAGGACATCGAATCTGCTTTCCAAATGAAGATCATTTCCACGCTGGCTGCTGCTGGTGTTGCTGTGGTGGATCTTCCAGGGACTCCAGCAACTCCAACTGCGGGCACTCCGTGGGCAAGGCTGACCAATCTTCCTGCCGCCACCTATGTTGCTGGAGTTGGTATTGACTCGCCAACTGTTCATCCAGGGGCATATCAAGTCTCTCTGTTCTATCCTCTGAACAAGGGACAGAAGGCTGTCCTGGGACTTGCAGCAGCCCTATGCACCGTGTTCAAGCAAGGAACCTATCTATCTCAGAATGGTGCCAAGATCCTGATCCTTGGCTCCAGCCGTGGACCGTTCGTTCCTGATGTGGGATGGCTCCATTTACCAATCACCATCAGGTGGCGATCAGAGCACTTGGACAGCTAGGATTCCACCATCACAGCAAGTAAACTTAGATTGTTGAATGTCAACCCACTTTCTGAAAGGATCAGCCCATGAGTGCTTCTGGCCCGTTGACTGGACTCCGATACATCGCAGAGGTCACCTTTGGGCAGACTCCTGCGACCCCCACCATGCTGGCTGTGCGCATGCTCGACACCAGCCTCAATCTCAAGAAGGAAACTTTCCAGTCCAATGAGATTCGCTCTGATCGTCAGATCAGCGATCTTCGTCATGGGCTGCGCACCGTTGGTGGCAATGTCTCTGCTGAGCTTTCCACCCAGGCCTTTGATGGTCTGCTTGAGATGGCGATGAGCAACACCTTTGTTGTTGTTGCGGTTCACGCTGCTGTCAATCTCCAGATGATCGCCTCCACCAAGAAGATTGTGCGGGCTTCTGGCAGTTGGATCACGGATGGCTACCTTCCTGGCGCTGAGATCACGGTGGCTGGCTTTACCAATGGTGCCAACAATGGGCAGAAGAAGATTGCGAGCGTCACTGCTACTGATCTGACTCTTGTCTCGACCACCACTGGTCTTGTTGATGAAGCCTCTGCTGCTGCTCGCACCGTCACCGTCACCGGCAAGCAGTGCAAGGTCGGAACCACGATCAAGTCTGCGACCTTTGAGCGAGCTTTCACCGACATCAACCAGTATCTCCAATATACTGGTTGCGTCTGTAACAAGTTCACTCTCGACATCAAGCCTGGTGAGATCATCAAGGCCACGTGGGATTTCCTCGGCAAAGACATGGCCAACACCACTGTCACTGCTGCGACTGCGGTCACTGCTGCTCCTACCAACAGCCCGTTCGATGCCTACAATGTCGTCATTCTTGAGAATGATCTGCCCACCACCAGCATCACCGGGCTGACCATCGAGATGGACAATGGCCGATCCTTCAAGGGTGTTGTTGGCTCGAACACCATCAAAGAGATTTTTGAAGGTGCCTGCGATGTCAAGGGAAGTGTGACGATGTTCTTTGCTGATGCTGTGATGCTCACCAAGTTCATGGCGGAGACTCCCAGCAGCATCGACATTCGTCTCAACGATCCCAATGGCGTTGATTTCCATCACATCCGACTATGCCGCCTGAAGTTCAATGGCTCTGACATCAACAACCCCAAGGAAGGTCCAGTGGTGGTGACTGTCCCCTATCAGGCGCTGCTTGATCCCGTCACCGGAACCAACCTTGTCTACCAGCGCTCAAATCTGACCTAAGATTTGAGACCAACCTCAAGGAGCAATGATGACCAATGGCTTTGATCTTGCCCAGCTGAATGCTGCGGAGACTGCGGTGGTGGACATCTACCATCCCGTCACCAAGGTCGCAATCGGGATTCAGATCACGGTGGCCAGCACCGATTCTGAAACCTTCAGGAAGGCTTCCCAGGCTCAGCAGAACAAGCGGCTGAAGCAGATGTCTCGTGGCCGCCGTGCTGGGGCTACCCTGACGGCTGAGGAGCTTGAGGAAGAAAGCCTTGACCTCCTGGCCACCTGCACCATTGGCTGGGATGGTGTGCTGATGGGCACTGAGCCTCTTGCCTTCAGCAAGCAGGCAGCGATGAACCTCTATCGCAAGCATGCCTTCATTCGTGAGCAGGTGGATGAGGCCATGGCTGATCGTGCGCTTTTCTTGAAGAGTTGACTGCGCAACTCCTGACTTTCGCAGAGTTTGAATTCAAACTGCTCCAGGTGACTGAGGGTGAGAAAACACTCAAGGATCATCTGGAGCAGATTGAAGCAACCACAGGCATGACTCCTGCTGCGTTGATTAACCCAACAGACCTTCCTCCAGAGCTTGAACATGTCTATGGTTGGTTCTGCGAACTGAGCAACTCCAGGCCACAAGCCTTCTCCGGTTTGGAGCCAATTACTTTTCCAGTGATCGAATCTTGGACACGAGTGACCGGGGCAAAGCCAAGTGCCTATGAAGTTGATTTGATTCGCAAGCTGGATGATGTATATCGCAAGGTGAACCGGAAGTAGTGAGGTGTGGGTATGGGTGCTGGCGTTGATGTTTCCAGAATCATCATTGCGGCTGATTCTACTCAAGTCAGGACTGCTACTTCAGATCTTGATGGGCTGGCCAGGCAGGGTGCTGCTACCGCAACTGCTACTGGGAATCTTGAAGGATCCATCAAGAAGCTGGTGATTGCCTTTGGTGGGTTTGCTGCGGTGACGGCATACCTCAGAGGCGCAACTGATGCCTCTCTTGAGTTCAGCACAGCGATGGGCCGAGTGTCCACTGTGATGGACAAGATGAGCGATATGCCTGCGATGCGTCGTGGTCTGAAAGAGATTGCTGAGCAGTTTGGCAAGACCTCCGCATCTCAGGCTGCTGCGATGTATGATATCTTGTCGGCCGGCATCTCTGATACTGCAAAAGCTCTCGACATGCTGACGATGTCGAACAAGCTGGCCCTTGGCGGTGTGACGGATGTTGGGACTGCGGCTGATGGTCTGACCACGATCATGATGGCCTTTGGTGATCAGGTCAAGTCTACTCAGGATGCCTCTGATGCGATGTTTGTTTCTGCTGCTATCGGCAAGACCACCATTGAACAGCTGAGTCACACCATTGGTCGTGTGGCGCCTATTGCTGCCAATGCTGGGATCAGCCTACAGGAGATGCTTGGTGCTATCGGTGCCTTGACTGCTGGTGGTATTAACACTCACCAATCAGTGGATGGTCTTCGTGCCATGCTACAGGCAGTCATCAAGCCTTCTGATGATTCTGCAAAGATGGCAAAGAGACTGGGGATGGAATTCAATCTAGCAGCACTTCAGACAAAAGGCTTTGCGGGATTCATCGCAGACCTGCGAGACAAGACCAAGGGTAACACTGAGGTGATGGCTAAGTTGATGGGCGGTGTTGAAGCCATCGTCCCCGCAATGGCTTTGACTGGTAATGGCTTTGCCACCTTCACTGCTGGCATGGAACGCATGAGCAAGATGGCTGGGGAGACAGAGAGTGCTGTTAGCAAGATGGCAGATACTCCGCAATACAAGATTGACCAGCTCAAGACAAAGATGAGCAACATGTTGATCGAGACTGGAGACAAACTCGTTCGATGGCTTGCTCCTATGGCTGAGTTTGGCACCAAGCATTTTGCTGAGATCACGAACGCAACCAACAACATGAAGACTGCGATTGAGTTTCTGATTGCTAGCAAACTTGGGTCTTGGATTGGCTCCAAGATTGTAGACTTCCAGGCCTATGCTGCTCAGATGACTATCAATCGTGCCCATACTCTTGCTCTGATTGAGGATGAGGTCAGGACAACTGCTGCTGCTCTTGCCTCTGCTCAGGCAGATCAAGCAAAGGTGATTGCGAAGGGGGCAGTCAATGCCTCCTACATCGCACAGATTGGATATGAGAAGCAGGTCAGGACATCTATCCAGGCAACTACGCTTGCGGCAGAGGCTCACGAGGCTGCTACTGTCCGACTGGCAACTGCTGGCTCTGTTCTGACTCGCGTCAAAGTTGGATTGAATAATGTCCTACAACTCCTTGGTGGTTGGTTTGGTGTTGCATCGATGGCTGCCCTTGGCCTATACATGGTCATCAATAAGCTCAACGAGGCTGACGAGAATCTGCGCGATGGCATGACCAAGACTGCGATTGCTTCTGGAGATGTTGCTAGCAAAACAATTGGTATCATGACAACGCTGAAGGATCAGTTCGCAATTCACGAGAAGGCAACCAAGGGAAGTGCTGAGTATGAGAACTCAGAGAAGAAGCTGGCCATTGCGAAGAAAGAGTTGATGGCGCTTGGTCCTGAATATCGTGATGCCTTGAACAAGGAAGTGGACACCTGGGAGAAGATGTCTGCTGCTATCACCAAGGTCAATCAGGGCAAGCTTGCTCAGATCCAGGCAGACAAGGCAAAGATTGAGAAGGCCATCGACAAGCCTGAGTTGAGCACATGGCAAGCATTTAAGTCTTATGCCCTGCCCACTGCTTATGATGCTGGCGAACAGATGCGAGCAAATCAGGCTCGTGATCAGAAAGCTCTCAATGATCTGACTGCTCAGGAAGCTGTGATGCTGAAGGCCCTGCTGCCTCTTGAAGAGAAGAAGGCTGAGGTAAATAAGATTAACAAGCACATTGATGAGAGTGCTGAGAAAGAGATTGAGCAGCTGGAGCGATACACCAAGGGATTGGAGCACCAGGCAAGGATCATCAACCTCCAGAAGTTTGAGACCTATGCTCTTGATGACAACTACAAGAAGCTTACTGGCTCTATGAAGAAGCGTGCTGATGCTGCAATAATGGACATGACAATCAAGGAAGGGATTGAGGCAGAAAACAAGGCAATCAAGAAGCAGTCTGAAGAATTTGACAATCTTGTCAACTCGCTGATGCCTGAGGCAGCTGAGGAAGAAAAGTATCTGGCTGCTCTCTACCGAATCAACCAAGCTATTGAAGAAGGAATTGGCCTCAATGAGGAGGAAGCAGAAATCCTCAGAGAGAAGGCAAGGCTTCAGATGACCACTGGAGGGAAGGCTGAGGTCAAGCACAGAGAGGATATGGAGTCATACGCCAAGGAGTTGCGGCCTGAAGATGAACTGATTGAGAAGATGGGTAAGCTCAAGACTCTGATGGATGGTGGACGCATCAGTGCCTCTGCCTATGCCAAGGAGCAGGAGAAGCTGCTGCGCTCACTGGACTCCGGTTTTGACCTGTTGGTGACCTCAGTTGAGACTGCCTCTGGTGCTATGGGTGATGCCTTTGTGAAGCTTGCCTTGACTGGAAAAGCCTCCATGAAGGATATGACCAATGCGATGCTTCAGGATCTTGCTCGCCTGATGGCCAACAAGGCTATGGCTCAACTTCTGAACCTTGCCGTTGGTGCGTTGATGGGTGCTTGGGGTGGCGATCCTTCGAACAGTCCTGGGTATGACGATGGGTTTGAGGGTGGTGGCAATATTGGGCAGAAGGCTGCTGGTGGCAATGTGATTGCTGGCTCTCCATACCTTGTAGGTGAGAAGCGTCCTGAGCTGTTTGTGCCAAGCTCCAGCGGAACTATCATCCCTGCCGTTGGTGGTGGTGCTCCTCAGATCAGCATTGCCATTACCGTCAATGCGGATGGTTCTGCAGAGACTTCTGTGACTGGTGGCGGTGAAGAGCAGAGCAGGGTGATGGCTGAGGCAATCGGAATCAAGATCAGGCGCACCATCCAGGAAGAGTGTGCTCCTGGTGGCGACATTTACCAGTTCGTCAACAAGGGATAAAACATGGCCAATACCTTCACTTGGATTCCGAGTTATGGCGCAGATGAGGATCACAAGCCAAAGGTGAACACGGTTGGCTATGGCGATGGATATTCCCAGCGATGTGCGGATGGTCTGAACAATGATCTACAGACTCGCAATCTAAACTTTGCGGGACGCACCGATCTGGAGGCTGACGCAATCATTGCATTCCTCAAGAATGAAGGTGGTGTGACCTACTTCCTGTGGATGCCTCCTGGTGCTTTGGTAGCAAAGCGTTGGCTTTGCTCTCAGTATAAGAAAACTCAGAACTCATTCAACAACAATACCGTCACCTGTGTATTTGAGGAGGTGGTGGCGTGACCACTACCAAGATCAAACGAGATGTTCAAGGATTGAGCCCAAGCGCCATCCTTGAGTTCTATGTCCTGGACCTGACTGAGATTGGCGGACCAATCAACTACTTCCACTGCGGTACAAATGAGTTGAATACTCCTGTGGTGTGGCAAGGAAGAACATACAGCCCGATGCCCATTGCTGTGAAAGGCTTTG